TCAATACATATTCATAAATAAGTCAGCAACCACTAACTAAGACCCGCCTAGTGCGGGTTTTTTCTTGCCTGTTTTAAGCCCTTGCAAGCACTTCAACATAGGGTTATAAAGGGAAATCGTCTGGCCTAAATTGCATTTCTTGCGAATATCTAAGCCGATCTAATAGCGTGTTTTGCATCTGTTGACGGGCTTTTATCGTCTTTTGAAATCGCTCGCTCATTTCTTTTATTTCATCATTTGACCAAATTACAATTTTTTCTGTTTTGCGCTCTAACCTTATGCGGATAAATTCTGCCCTCTCTTGCAGCGTAAATAATGCTCTATTTGATAGCATCCTATTACAGTCTGAGCATGAGTTAACCAAATAAAAACCGATTTTGCGCTCTTTAAACCACTTATGCTCTTTTACCTCGCACCAACTTAAAGGCGGACAATGGTCAAGCTCTAGCCACTTGTCGCCACAATAGAAACACCCAGGCCGACTACTCCAATGCCTATCGTATCGCTTGCTGTAAGTTTTGAGCAAGAATTCACGATGCCTACGATCTTTTTTAGCGTTTGTCATGTCTTACCCTCTCTCGCTATCCACCAACCCCAACAAAAGCCCCTTAAAAGCCCTTTTAAGCCCTTTGGCAAGCCCTTTTGTGGTCAATCATCATCATGGCCTGGGATGGTGGTGACCAAACCCACAAAGTTTAGGTTCATGTCAGGGTCTAGCCCGCAATTGAAAAAATGTGCCGCCCAATCAATCGCTATCTTTCCCCCTTGGTTTAGGTTTCCATTTCCAAGGGTTTCCAGAATTAACCTTTGCTCAGCAGTTAGGTCTAGGGTTGTGTACCTTGCCCCTGGTTTAATCCCTCTTGCCATTAATTTGGTCTTTCCAATAAAGTGCGATTAATAATGCCTCTGCCCTGTTTCCATCTTTTTTACGGGTCAGTTTTGCTTCGGGCCAAAATGATCGGGCTAGGTCTAGGCTTTCGTTTTTATCGCTTGTCAGGTGGAAATACTTTTTCCATTTCTGAGGGGTTACCAAATGGAAAGGGTAATTAGTTAATTCAGCGACTGCACTGATTACACCTACTGCCCTGCCAAACTGAAAACTACTGGCAACCCCTTGTCCTGGCATTGAATGCACCGATTCCATGCATATCTCTGCGCCTTCCCTTGGGTCAATGCACCGCAATATCATGTTTTTGAATACAAGGGGCAATATATTCTTATCTTTATGTTCGATCATAAAAGAGTCCAAATAATCGCCATTTGAATCAAGTGCACCAACTGCGCCACTAATCGACCCTGGGTCTAACCCGATCCAAATTGTCATTGTGTTCTTTCATTTTTTGGATTAAGTCCTGGGTTATCCCTATCCACAAATGGGTAGAACAAGTCTCTAATTCCTTGGCCCTGTGCCATGCTTGTGCTTTCCAGCCCGATTGCTTGGCAAGGTGAACAAGCCATGCTAATGTCTCCTGATACAAGTAAGGCTCTGTTGACAATGTAGAGTGGGACTGCAAGCCCTTGTTTTCTTTTGTTGAGCAAGTGGTGGGCTTCATCTTTGTTCATTTTGGTTTCCTATCATTTTTTCTTTAAAGCCTTCATAAAAATCACCACTGTTCATCAATCGGAAAATACCATCACCATTTTCAAGGTTGGCCTTCTCCATGATGTAATCTCTATATTCCAATTCGAGATTAAATGTTCTCATGGCGGCTTGAAATTGCTGTTCAGTCATATGAATAATAACTCCTGAGTCTTTACTGAATCACCAGCGTTATATTTTTCTGATTCTCCTTTTGGGTAAGGGTGGATTTCATAACGCAGCTGGTCTTTTAAGGTCTGTTTTTGTTTTCTGCTTCCAACAAAATAAATATATCTGTGTTTAGCACTGCGATTTATTCTATTTTCAGAATCTCCAAAATTATGCCTTGAATGCTTGCCATCAAGCCCAGCCATGTCTGTTCGTTCTTTTTTTGTTCCAGTGAAAATGAAGTTTGTTGCCTGATAAACATACCCAACATGGTTCATCTCAGTGTCGGCATAAGAAACCACAATGCTTGGCTTTGGCAACATTTGCAGACTTTGACCGACAAGCATAGATGCGGCATTTTTCAGCCCATCTTCAATGCAAAGGCGGTTTAACTCCAAAACAATGTCTTTGTTTTCTGGCCCACAAACACCCATGCACAGGAAAGGACTAGCTGGCAACCCATAAGTCACGATGCCAACTAGCCTTGTGTCATACAAACCAAAAGCATGAATTATTTGAGGCATCCGCTTGGCATAGTGTTTTTTCAGAATCCAAGGTTCAGCCTCAAAAGGCTTTATGGGCAAAACCTTCATGTGTTTTTTTCTTTTAGTTTTCGCTCAACTGTTGCGCCATAGAAAACCCAATCAGCACTCATACAACCGCATTCAATTGCAATTTCGGTGTGTTCTTCTTCTGTCAACCCAACCCACTCACGCCGTGGCTCAAATTGAGTGACCATCTTTTCTTTGAAGGCTTCATAAAAATCCCCGCTTTCCATTAGCCTTATCAAAACATGATTATTGCCAACAGGGTGGTTAGCCTCAATGAACTCTGCATATCGGTCTTCCAACTCATATGTGTTCATTTTGTCTTCAAACTCTTCTTCGGTCATGTTACTTTTCCTTTCAACGCATTTCTGATTTGTGCCATGATTTCTGGCGGTGGTGGGCCTGTGTGCTTTTTGTCTTCATCCAGCTTGAGTAACGCTGGATCACGGCCTTGAACGGGTGCAACAGATACCCTTGCCATGTCGCCAAAGGTGGGCTTTGGTAAAACCCACTCAGCTTTGAAACCTTGCCAATTTCTTACAACTACTTCCTTCAAGGCATCTTCAAGGCTAAACCCAGCCTTGTCAGCTTCCTTTTGGATTCCATCAATCACCAACTGAGTGACCTGGGCTTTCTTTGACTTTCGATGATTTACGAATTCCTGCCAAACAGATTGTGAAACGCCGTCAGGCGGTGCAACGCTAGTTGCTCTCTGTCTCTTCTCTGTCTCTATCTCTTTCTCTGTCTCTCTCTCTGGGATAGCAAGTTGCTTGCACTCTGCTAGCACTCCGCTAGCAACAATAAAGAATCCCTTATCAATCAATGGCTTAACACCATCTTGATAATCTTTTGGGGTAATGTGGAGTCTGAACACAAGCTCATCCAGTGAGCCATCAAAAGTGCCATCTTTGGACTCTGATGCTAGCAACCACATCAATGGTGCTAGCGCCTTGCTAGCAAGTGGCAAGCTACTGTAGTTCCTGTCATTCAGTATTGAACGATGAAACTTGATCCAAGGGGGAGAGCGATGCTTATAGTGCTGGAAAGAAACCCAGTTTTTGGGAATTAATTGCATATCAACCTTAAGTCATAGGTTTAGTCGCCAAGGGAATTTACGGCAGGACGGGGACTAATCGTCTTTTCAGGAGCTACCCTAGCCGGATTCCCAAACATCATATCAGGCTTTGTAAATCTGATTGTCGCCAAAGCGACTTGGATACTTTAAGAAGTCATAGCAACCACGGCGAGAGATGTTTCTACGCAGTTCCTTGCCATCATAGATTTCTTTGACAGACCCATTCTCAATTCGCATGGCAGCACCACTGATGGCCCTGTTCATCTCCATCCGCCCGTACTCAGTCAGATGCCACTTCTCTTGATGGTTGATGACATAGCCAAATTGCTCCAAATCGGGCAGGTATCTTTGATAGTGAAAGCTAACAGAATTGTTGTCTGTGTGGCTGTGGGTCATCTCAAGCATTGTCCTGGGGCCACCTGATAGGCGCTTCAAGATGGTTCGATGGGTCTGGTTTAAACGCATTTGATTGTCTCCAAAAACGCCAGTATGATGGGTTTTATAGTTTTATGCACTAGGGAAAACACCTATTCCCCGCATCTTTTTTCTGTGCGACAGTCCTATCACTGCAATAACGCAGTGGTCAACAGGAGTTACAAATGCCAACTGATGAGGAACAATTTAAGTATGAGTGCTGGGCGATAGTCCAGGAGTTAGACCCAGATGATATAGCTGATGCCATTGCAGACAGCGTTGCTCTGGTGGAAGCCATCAAAGCAAACCACGCTGAAGATGTTGCATCAATCGTGATGAACAGAGTAGAACTCAAGGTTCA